CGCATCGCTGCGACACGGGCCACTTCGACCGGACCATCTGCCCAGAGCCGTGTGGCTACATGCACTCGTACTGCGCGACGTGCGGCAAGCGGCAGGACCCGTGCGCCCACGACGCCGCGCCCATTCCACCCGCTGTGACCGAGGAGACCCGCCATGCCGAGTGAGATGACGACCGAGAGCGTGGAGGCGCTGGCTGCGGGGCTGGTGGGGCATGAGTACGTCCTCGGAGGCATCTTCGATGCCTGCTCCTGCGGATGGAGAGGGAATCACCACCACCGCCACGTCGCCCAGGCCCTCGTTGCCTCCGGTGTCGTCCGGCTCGCGGGGGATGTGCGGGGGGAGGCGTGGGAGGAAGGCGCGAACGCTGCCGTGGAACTGCACAACGCCGGGACGCGCATGACGCTCCGTGCCGTCATCCCGCACCCCGCCAACCCCTACCGAACCAAGGAGAGCGGGGAGGCGAAGTGAGCGCATTCGACTGGTGGATCGTCGGCTGGATGACGGGACACGTCTCTGCCGCGCTGATCCGGGCGGCCCTCGATTGGTGGGACGGCAAATGACCTGGCGCACGGTCTGGGACATCCCCGGGACGCCTTTCCCGGCATGGACCGACCACGAGGACGAGGCGGGCGCGCGACTGGCCGCGTTGCGCAGGAGCAGGGAGATCGGTGGGGAAGTGGCCGTGGTTGAGATCGAGGGGGAGCTGTGACGAACGAGTGCCGATGTGGCAAGCCGACGCGAGACGCGGCCTACGTGTGCGACGACTGCTCGCACGCTCTGGCGGTCGCACTGGGTGACATCCCGTGGCTCGACGAGGAGCTCGAGATCACCGTCAGCCGCCAGAAGGGCGTCGACTACCGGCGCGTCGGAGGGGGCAAGGGCGGCAAGAAGCCCACAGAACGCCCTCTCCCGGCCGATATGGGGGCGAGTGAGGCACGGACCCACCTGAGGGGCGTGCTCGTCTCCTGGGTGCGATTCTGCGCCGATGAGGGGGTGCGCAACGCCAGCCCGCACCCCGGAATCCCGGACGACACACTGATTGCGATCTCAAAGTGGCTGCTCTGGCGCGTCGACGGGCTCACCCTGCTCGACATCGGCACCGAGGCTGTCGACGAGATCACGTCCGCGGTCGCACACTGTCACCGGCTGATCGACCGACCGGCCGAGCAGCAGTACCTCGGCGCGTGCAGCGTGTGCGACGGAGGGCACCTGTACGCACGACCAGGCAGCAGGTGGGCGCGGTGTGGTGGCTGCGATGCCGCGGAGGACGCCGACGATCGACGGTCCAAGCTGCTCGACGAGCTCGACGACCGACTCTGCACGGCTGCCGAGATCGCGCGACTGTCGACGTACATGGGCCTCAAGGTGGACCGGGAGACCGTGCGCAAGCGCGTCAACCAGTGGCACAAGCGCGGGACGATCGCGCGAGAGGCTGCGTTCACCGACGAGCCGGCGTTCCGATTCGGGATCGTGCGCCGGCTGCTCGAGCACAACGACGCCGAGAAGGTCGGGTGAACCTGGACTCAACTTGAAGTTGGGCGTGTCGCTTGCGTGCTCGGGCACGGGGTGTCACCATACGGGTGGGACTGATGTGTCGTCCCCAAAGCCCGGTTCTCACGCAGAGCCGGGCTTTCGCATTCTCGGGTCCACATGCCGCCTGCCACGCCAGCACACCACCGCCGTTGAGCGAACCCCTGGCCGTTGAGCAGGCGCACCACCCTCGGCCGTTCGGGCTCCAAGCGCGGAGTACGTGTGAGCGGCCTCAGCCCCGGCACCGCTGCGAACCCGGCCCGAGTGGCACAGGCGCGGCGGCGACCGGGAGGACTTGGGAGGCGCGATGACCGCCACGCACGCCGACCGCACGCGCACTGAGCTGGTGGAGTTGCTCGGCTACCTCTGCGCCGACGCCAAAGAGCTCGCGCGACGAGGGCGGATGGGCACGGACAGCGCCAAGTACAGGCTCGTGCACGAGGACATCGACGAGGTGCTGGGGCAGTTGGTGGGACGTTGAGGATCACCATCCGCCTCTTCGGCCTCGACCTGCTCGACATCTACCTGTCCACGGACTCACCTTCCCCGGAGCCCGAGGATGACAGGGCGCGCGACCTCAGCGGCGGCACCACGGCTGCATACCCGGTTGGCTTCACGCCGAGCCACGGTGACCAGCGGTGGGAGAAGGGGCTCGACCTTGAGTGACCTGCGCAGCGAGTACACGTGTGCGTACTGCGGGAAGCGGTACGTGGTCGGGAGCCTGGCGCGGGATTGCGAGAAGAGGCATGAGGAGGAAGCGTGAGCATGACACCCGGTGAGATCGTGATCGCCGTACTGCTACTGCTGATCCTGCTGGCCGAGAAGCCGCTGGGTGAGCACGTCATCCACGGCCTCTGCGCCACGCTGCACAAGATGGCGACAGGTGCCGCACCGGGACATGCAGCAGGCGAGCAGCACGGCTGATGCCGTACACGTACAAGCAGCCTGGCAACTGGAAGACCACGCGTCGCCGCATCCTCGAGCGCGACGGCCACACCTGCGCGTGCGGATCTCCGGCCGCCCAGGTCGACCACATCATCGCCGTAGCGCACGGCGGCACACACGAGGACCACAACCTCCGCGCCATCTGTGGGCCATGCCACGACGCCAAGACCGCACGCGAGCAACAGGCTGGTCGAGACAAGCGCTCGACCAAGCGGCCAACAGAGGTGCATCCCGGCCTGATCGGCTGACGTAATGGCAAGGGGTGGGGGTGACCCTTACGCCCTCGCAGCCGCCTTCCGTTCCGTTTAGCGGCCCAAATCCTGCGTCCGCCCGATCTCGTTTTTTCGACGCAACCGAAGACGCCCACGGCTGATCCCCGTGGGAAGAAAGGCCCGTCATCCAAGGTGGCGGGCCTTTCGCATCCCTTGGAGATGTGACATGGAGTTCTGTGGAATCGTGAAGGGATACCTCGCTCACCGGAAGGCGAACGAGGAAACCTGTGGAGAATGCCGAAAGGCGTGGCGCGAGTATGTCCGTTCTAAGCGGACTAGGCGGCGCGACCGATGTGGCTGTGGAAGTCTCAAATCTGCCGAAGCGAACGTGTGCCAGAAGTGCTCGATCTCGGCAGCCAGCAAAGCCGCCGGCAACGCCAGGCGAGCCAAGCGCATTGCCCACGCTCAACTCGTCCACGTCGGCGAGGTGCCGTTCACCTGGCTTCCTGCGCAGCATCCCGTGTTGCGACAACAGACCCCACCGCGCCGCCGGGTCTTCGTGGCCGGGCTATGCGCCTACTGCGGCACTGGCTTTATGACCCTGACGACGACGGGGTCGGCGCGCTTCTGTTCCACCAAATGCTGCAAGTACATGTCGCGAACAAAGTCCGGCACCCGCTTCCGCACCTCTCCGCTGGTGCGCCTTGCGATCTACGATCGCGACTTGTGGATCTGCCAGCTCTGCGATGAGGGTGTCGACCGCGACCTGATGACGCTCGACCCCAGCGGCGATTGGGCGCCGACCCTTGACCACATCATTCCGCAATCCAAAGGCGGGACTCACGAGCCCGAGAACCTGCGCCTGGCGCATCGCTGGTGCAACTCAGTTCGGGGTGACGACTCCCACTACACCGCTAGTGACTTGAAGCGCGCCGCCTGAGTGAATCCACGTGGCCCCAGGTGGGCCTAAGCCCCAGGAGGGCGCATGACCAAGCGGAAGACGAAGGCCCCCGAGACGCTGACCGCAGACGGAGTGCGCGTCTGGGAGATGGTCACGGCGAAGTACGACTTGCGCCCCGACGAGCTGCTGACGCTCGAGGACGCCTGTGCCGCCACGGACATGATCGCCGCACTCTCGAAGTCCTGGGACGATGACGGCCGGCCGCTGACCACGAAGGGCAGCATGGGCCAGCAGGTCATCCACCCGCTCATCGGCGAGATCCGGACACAGCGCGCCGCCCGGAATGCCTTGTGGCGCCAACTCAAGCTGCCTGACGACCCCGGCGACGAGGGGTCAGGGGAAACCAACCAGCACCGCTCTGCTGCCCAGTCGAAGTGGTCTTCGGCTCATGGCAAGGGCGCTTAGTTCCACTCCGGCGCTCCACAAGTCGCGCGAGGCTGAGTACGCCGAGATCGAGCAGTGGTACCGCGACCTACTCGCAGACACGCCGCCGCCGACCGACCTCGAGTGGGAGCCGGTTAGGATCGGCCCGACGTGGGTGTGGGACAACGGTTGGGTTCTTCCTGCCGCCTCGCTCGGCTGGGGATTTCTGGCGTGGACGGGCTACTGGCTTACAGGTAAGGCCGGGAAGCCGTGGAAGTGGACGCCTGAGCAGACGCGATTCTTGCTCTGGTACTTCGGGCTCGATGAGTCGGGCGACTTCCTCTACCACTCGGCCGCATTGCAGCGACTGAAGGGCTGGGGCAAGGACCCGACCGCCGCAGGAATCGCGACGGGCTCACTGCATGCTCCGATCGTGTTCGACCACTGGGAGGGCGACCGGCCTATCGGTCGCGACGACCCGGAGGCGTGGACGCAGATCGCCGCCGTGTCGCAGGAGCAGACCAAGAACACGATGAAGCTGTTTCCCGGGCTGATTCCCGAGAGCACGCGACGTCACTACGGCATCCAGATCGGCAAACTGAACGTCTGGTCGGACGGCGACCGCCGACAGATAGAGGCGATTACCTCTAGCGCGGACTCTATCGAGGGTGGCCGACCGCACCAGATCATCCGCGCCGAGACGCAGAACTGGACGGCCAGCAATGGCGGTCACGACATGGTCGGCGCAATGGAAGGCAATGCAGCGAAGGCCGAGGTCGGCACCCCTGCGCGGATCCTCGACATCTTCAACGCCTATCGCCCTGGCCGCGACTCGGTCGCGGAGCGTGCCCGCGAGGCGTGGGAATCGACACAGGGCGACCATGCGACTGCTGCCGATTACGGCGTCATGTGGGACTCGCTCGAGGCGCCCCCGAATGCGCCGCTCACCTCAGACGCTGCGCCTTCGGTAGTTCGGTCCATTGCGGGCGACGCCGTCTGGCTGGACACGCGACCGAATGGCCGCATCGTCAAGTCGATCCTGAACCCCGACAACTCGCCGAGCGAGTCGCGACGCAAGTGGTACAACCAGATCACTGGCACCGAGGACGCATGGGCCGAGCCGCGCTGGGTTGACCAGTGCAGCCGCAAGGGCGAGGTCATCGCTGACGGCGAGTCGGTCGTCATGTTCGGTGATGGCTCAAAGTCGGATGACGCTACCGGCCTGCTGTTGGTTCGGATGTCTGACGGCTTCGCGCAGACCTGGCACGTTCAGCAGCCGACCGAGGGGCAGTTGGTCAACCGCCTCGAGGTAGACGCCAAGGTCGACGAGGCAATGGATCGCTTCGACGTGTGGGCGTTCTTCTTCGACCCCTCGCACGCGAAGTCGGACGAGTCGGTCGAGGACGACCGCTTCTGGTGGCCCTTGGTCGACAAGTGGCACGAGAGGTATGGCGCACGGCTCAAGCTCTGGGCGGTACGCAGCGGGCCGAACGCCCATGCGATCGCCTTCGACATGCTCAAGCCGGGAAGCCAGCAGATGTTCCAGCCGGCCGTCTCGCAGCTCGCGGAAGACCTGGAGTCAGGCGAGGCGCTGCACCACGGCGGCGACACCCTGCGGCGCCACATGAAGAACGCTCGCCGACGCGAGGGCCGCTACGGCGTGAGCATCGGCAAGGAGCACCGATCATCCAAGCGCAAGGTCGACCTGGCCGTGTGCTACGTGGGCGCCCGGATGCTCTGGCGGCAGATGAAGCTCAAGGCCAAGGACGAGAAGGCCAAGACAGGCGAGTCGTTCTTCAGATGACAAGAGGTGGGTCGCTGTGGCGCTGAAGCCAAAGGATGCGCTACAGGCGGCCCGGAATATCTGGGACGGGCCTCGGATGCTCGAGGCGCAGCGGCTGAACTTCATCGCGGCCGCGGTGAACCCGAAGCGCGCGTACTCGCAGTACCTCGACCAGCCGATGAATGCGGTCGGGCTCGGTGCTCCCACGGTGGAGATGCCAAAGGATGCCCCGCAGGTGATGAAGAACCTGGCATGGAAGTCGCGCACGAACTTCCTGCCGCTGATCCTCGACACCTTCTCGCAGGTGATGA